AAAGCCATAATAAATCCTCCTTATAGGCTGTTTAATAGTTGTAAACGATTACCAATAAAGGGGCTAATTCTACTAAGGTGCAAATAAAGTCTGTATGCCTACGTCATTTAATTGGGCTTAAAGATATTAGGTATTCTTTTTTAGGTATTGTGTTTTACTTTTAATTATAAACACATACGCTAAATTAAGCGTATATGTTACTAGTTATACTTGTTTGATACTACTTGTCAACACTTTTTTAACGTGCAGCACCACTTATATCGTAAATAAATTTACCACTACGAATAGACTCCATTATAGAATCGGCATTCTTTTCGTATTCTTTTGTAGACATTTTATTTACTTGCGACTCACGAAGGTAGGAATTAGATTCGTCTTCTTGAGGCACATTCCTTGTACTCTTTACAGACTTAGCTGCTTCTATATTATTAGAAGGTTTTGCTTTATCTTTAAAGATGCCTTTATCTTGTTTGTATAAATCTAATACTCTAGATACGGATTTAGCGTCATCACTGTTTTCGTATAGAGCATCTTGTACCCATTTAGGCTGTTCATCAGCCCACTCATGGAATGCATCATCTTCTCTTATGTTAGCAAAATCAGGATGTAAAGCCATTAACTCTGCTTCTGCTTTTTCTTTTGTAGCTGTTTCACGTAAAGTTTCTATTTCTTGTAATCGTTTATCTAAGTCTGATGACCTATCTTTAGCTTTTCTATCAGCTATAGTTTCAACGATTGCAGCTACATCAGGATATTTTTTAGTCCAAGCTAATATTTCTTCTTCTGATTTAGGTAAGACTAATTCATTTTTTGTAGCTTTATCTAATTGAGATTGTAATTCAGTTAATCTATCGTTGAACTCTTTCTCTTTTGTTGAAAGATGTCTTCGTATATCGCCATATCGTTTTTTAAAAGATTCTTCTTCTTTTCCAATAGCCTCGCCTTGTACTCCATCTTCCGAGCTTGTTTTAACTGATGCCCCTTCTTTAGGCTCTTCATTTCCTTCTTTGGCGTTTTCGGTTTCTTTATCAGCAAGAAGTTCTTTAAGTTCTTGTTCGTCTTTTTCAATTCTAGTTTTGTTGCTGTTTTTACCGCCACGCCTATCTACGAATCCTGCAACTTTGGTTTGTTCTATTTGTTCTAACTCTGGCATATATATGCTCCTTTATGTTTGGGGTCAATGTGATGTTGAGTAGCCAATTATTATTTTTATTGTTATCTTTTATAGTATGCACTATTTTTTGCCTTTACGCATTAGTCCACCTTTGTTTAAATCTTCAAACGCTTCAGCATCGGATTTATCTATTTTAGCTGCTGCGTCATTAATAACTTTTTGTTGTGCTGCTGTAGGTTTTTTATCTTTTTTATCTTTTTTAGGTTTAATTGCACTTCCTACAAGTTCTTTTCCTTTAAATAATAAACTCTTTGCAGGAGTTAATCCACCTTCTCCTGCTATTAAATCATCTAATGTGCTTTTTTGTTCATCCGAAAGATTACCGTATACTTCTTTATTATTATATAGCTCTGCTGCATCTTCTAATATATCTTTATGTTGTTTAGATAGTAAAGCAGAAGTTAAATCACCTATCCCTGGAATTTTAGTTACTATATCATCTATTCCTATATTTAAAGGTCCATAGCCTTTAAGTTGCTTTGCATAATCAAATATTTCTTTAGGTTCTCTAGCTATTCTTTCAGAACCAAAACCTTCAGGATATAATTCTTTAGTTATTTCTTCTTGTTTTTTAAATCTATCTTCAAATTTTTCTTTGTTTCTTCTTTTAATTCTTTCTTCTCTAGTTTCTTTAGATGCAGAACTATCTCCTTCATCCCCACCTTTACCCTCATCAGCTTGAGAAACATAAGGAACATACCCTGCTAACTGCGTAGGAGAATGAGATATAGATACATCACCTATAAAAGTAGCTGTAAATATTGTACTCTCATCTTGTCCATTCCAATACTGTACTTGTCTAAATCCACCTTCACCTGTAGTTAATTCATCTGGTACAGTAGAAACAGTTATTCCTTCTTGAGCGTTTATAACACCACCTACAGCCATCTGTATTTCTTCTTCTTCTGTCTCTAATTCTTCTACAGGAAAGGGAAGTACATTGCTATCTTCAGAAGTTGGCATAGTAGGTGCTGCTGATTCTTCTTCTATTGGTTCTCCACCTATTCTACCCATAGACTCCATTCTAGCTAATCCATCTTTAGCTTTTATACGTAGGTCTTCAAAAAACTTTATACCATAAAACCTTAGAACATCTGCAGGAACTACATACTCTCCTTCACTTAACATAGCAGGTACATCATCTCGTACTTCTTCAGCTAAAGAGCCTGTAGGTATTTCATTGCCACTTACAGGGTCACGCTCTAGACCATCATCTAAGAATGCCATTTCCATTTGTTCTTGTTCGTTAGCTTCTGCCATTTACTTCTTCCTTTAATTTTTTAAGTCTACGCAATGCCGTAATAGCTCCTTGCGTTTTCCACATGATTTTATCGTCAGATGCTTGTTCAATTACTCTATGCTGTTCACTAATTAAAAAATCTAAATACTTATTGAAGTCCTGCCATTGTTGGTGGTTGTTGACCAGTACCTTCAATGGGTTCATTATTTCCTTGTTCATTTCCTGAAAATCCTTGTTCATTCGGTAGCGGAACTTGACCTGTACCTATGTTTCCACCACCTGCTCCAGTTGGGTCATTAGGATTCACTCCTGCTGCCATCTCTTGCTCTTGTCCTTGTTGTGGTGAAGGCTGTTGAGGATTCATCTCTCTTAATAATTCTGCTTGTACGGCTGCATCAGCTAGAGAGTTAGTTAATTTATCAGGGTCTAAATCCATAGACTTAGCTATTTCCCTTACAATATAGTCCATTTTAGCAAATGGTGCAAGAACAGGATTAGAAACTACTCCTAAAAATTGCATTAATCGTTGGCTTCTAACTTCATTTGCCATTAGACTTTCTGTGCCTTGAGCTTTTATCTCTAAGTCACCTCGAATAGAGGGGTCAAAGTCAAACTGCATATTAAAACTGTAGAAGGCTCTACCTAGTGGAGCTAACAGATAATCGTCTACATTTTTAACTACATTTCTAATAGAGCCATTAGCTGCAGACATTAACATAGATATGCCACTCGCTGTTCTCCCTACACCTTGCACTCCAGTTTGACCGTGAGCAAATGATGGAAAACCTGTGCTTTCATCTGCTAACACTCTAGCTTTGTCAAAGAGTTGCATGTTTTCACCTGCTACATTCGGAAACTTAGTGCCAAACAGTGCTTGCCCTGGAGCACCCCCTTGTCTTCTAAATATCTTCCCTGGATATACACTCATGTCTTGCCCTGGGACTAGATTAGTTTCATCTACTTCAATTATAAGATTTCCTGACAGTGCAGCATTGTCAATCGCCATTCTCATAAAACCATTCATTAGAGTTTGTGTGTCATCCATATTTTCAGCTATACCTACACCAAAAAAACTATAGGGATTTAGTTCATAGGGTACAGCATAGTAAGGTATACGCACTGGTGTAAAAGGATTAAGAACTAATCGTAGCACATTCCCATTACATATCCATATATTTACATTGATTTGGTCTACGTCTTTTAACTCTTTAGGTATAGCTAAACCATTTTCTTCTAAGACTGTCGCATCTACAAATCCCCAAAACTCCAGTATTTCGTAGCGTTCTGATTTTGTACTACCTGCATCATCTTCCATCTGGTCTTCCCAATACTTACGAGTATAGGATTCTCCCATATCTATAGATGCATCTATTGCGTCATTTCTAAAGTAAGGTCTAGATTTTAATGCTCGTAATTGAGACCTAGACATCTTATGTCTCTCTACAACAAATTCAGCATCATCCATATTGTCAGCATCTGGGTCAGGATAAAAATTCCAAATAGATACATGGCTAGTAGATGGTACAGTTTTAATTAATGGGTCGTACTCTCCATCGTCTGTCCAGTTAGGATATTCTTTATCTACAGCAAATGGACCTTTCATTATGCCTGTACCAAATAGAGCCATCTCAAATGCTGCATGTCGTAATTGTTTATTAGTACCTGACTCTTCTAACTGGTCATGTATTTTCTTTTCCATCTTCTTAGCTGCAATCATTGAAGGATGAAACGTAACTTTACTTTTTGTAGTTCCTTCACCTTCTGTAAGTTTATCTGATATAGGTGATAAGAAATCTTTTAGATAGCTGAGTCTACCTGATAAATCATCTTCTGTTGCACCTTCAATATTTACAGAATTGCCATTATTATCTAATACAAAAGGTGTAGCTCCAGTAGACTCTTTTTTATTTAGCTCTGTTGTTGTATTAGGTGTAATATCAAAGTGTGCAGCTTCAGCTACACCATCAGGTAATACAGTAGGGTCTATACCTAATGGAAACTTAGAGTTGCCAAATAGAACATCTATTATCTGTCCGTATGCAGCTAATGTTTTAGTTTTCGTTACTTTAATAAATACTCTAGATTTCTCAGCTTCTGTAAATTGAACATCAGAACCATACAAACCTCTATAGTTTTTATACGCTTTAAGCCATCGCTGTTCATCATTAAATCTAGCGGTGTCAGCTTTATTATACTTACTATGTACAAATGAAACTATAGAAGATTCTGACTTTAAGTTAGTGTCATCATCTTCTATAGCAGATACACTGTCTGTATCAAATAGTACTTCATCTTCTTTTATTGCCATGTTTAATATCCAAAATTAGGGTCTGCAGCTTTAAATCCAGAAATAGCATTCGTAGGATTATAGTCAAACAGACTGCTTCTAGGTCTTGACATAATGCCATATCTTAAAGCATCATATAGGTGGTCTTCTGCGTGTGTATTAATATCTTCAGGGTTTCTTTTATCTAACGGTAGTGACGGAAGTTGAGAAATAATATTTGTGCAGTTACTGAAAAATACCAAGCGAGGCTCTTCTGTAAATTCATCGACTTGCAATCTTCTATGTATTTCGTTTTTACCTGCAACTCTACTTCCTTTACTTCTATCTGATGGTCTCCATCTGCAACCTTTTAATATCATCTGCTCCGCAAGAGAAGGACCAGTATCCCCACGTTTATGCCAAAGACTACTATCCAATACTCCATACCCAATTGTTCCATCATTTGCCTCTGCTTCTAATACCATATCAGCTAAATCTGTAGCTAAAACTTTATGTGTGTATAACTCTCTGTACACTATTAATTGTTCTGCAGGACTTACAGCAATCCACACCACGCCACTGTAGCTTCCATACCCATAGTCACAAGCCCTAAATTTCTTCCAACCTTTAGGAATATCGAATGGTTCAATAACATGAATCTCTCTATTCCATTCTGAAAAAGCTGCACCTTCTGCAACATCCCAATCTCCTTCTAGTAGCTGTCTTCTTTGTTGCTCTGGCAAAGATAAAAGCATCGTTTCATAATCGCCTGTGTCTGCTAAATAAGGATTATCAAATAGTTTAGCAGGTATAAATCTGCGTTTAAATAAAGGCTGTCCTTCTTTTGTGTGTCCACTAGGGTAACTTAATGTTCTTCCTGTTTCTATGTCTGTAGCGTTAAACGCTGTATTGTATGGTGCAGGGTCTATAAACATTTTTTTAACCCATTGATGTCCTGCACCTCCAGGGTTAGTAGTTGCTCTCATAGATATAGGTAAGTCTGGAGCAGGTGTACGCAAGCGAGAGCGTAAGTAATTCCAAGCAAAAGGCGTTGACCACTGTGTAAGTTCATCGAATCCAATCCAACTAAAAGCTAATCCTTGATACCGTAATACATCTTCATCTCTATCTAGGTAAGAAAACCAAAGTCTGCCCCCTTGAGGCGTTACCCACTGCATCTTTCTCTCAGACCACTTAATCCCAGGGATAGCTTTAGGATATAGCTCCTGAGACTTCCAAACTAGCTCTCTTAGCTCTTCTGTTGTGTGTCGAATGAGCAACCCAGAGAATTGTGGGTGTGTAATGTACCTAAGAGGGTCAGCAAGCATTGCGTAACTCTTACCGCCACCTGCACTGCCACCATATAGCACTTCACGCTCAGAGGAAGCTAAAAACTGCGTCTGTGGACCTTTGTTAGGTTGAAATACTACCTTACGTCCACCATATAAATCCACTGTATCGTCTATCTCGTCACGAACTATTACATTAGGCTTGGATTCTATCTTCTGCTTTGTACGCACCGACTCTTTGCGTTTCGAGTTTTTCCGCTGCTTCAAGGGCTTCTTTGTACCGTTTAGCCCATTGGCGTTTAGTTTCAGCCTGTTTCTTACGTTTTCGTTCATTCTTTATTCTTTTATCTAAACCTATATGAGATATGTATCGTCCTGTAGTTTTAGTGAGCCACATAGCTACTTCTCTGTAGCTGTACTGTCTTAAATGTAACTTAGCTTTCTCTAACGCATCTAATTCTTCTTTAATTGGATGCAAGATAGCTATACTTGTATCTGTATGTTCGTATCCAAATGGTATTGTAACAGCTACTTTAGGTATTGGCAACCATTTTTTTTCTTTATCTTTATCTATTTCAGGCTCTGGTAAATCCCAGAAACCTAAACTATCTGCTGTGCTCATCTTGTTTTTCGTTTAGGTTGTTTCGTTCTATTTACTTTTTTAGGTACTACACGAATATTGGATGCTCTATTATCCATAGGATTCATATTCTTGTGGTCTACTTCTTTACCGTCACCTTTACGTACCATACCTGCTTTAGCTAACTTACTTCTAACTCTATTTCTAGATGCTCGTTTTTTCTTTTGTTCAGGTAGAGCACCATGAGTAGCGTATTCTTTTTTGTAATTACGTTTGTACGCCATTACGCTTCTTCTTCTTCTTGTTCTTGATTTTTAGGTGGCAGTATAAATATACCGTCTGGCATACTAACTTCCATCTTCTCAGTTTTAGAGTAGCCAGTTCTATCTAACAAATCTTTAGCTGCTGCCATCTTATCTCGTATGCCTAATTCGGTAGGGTCATTAAGAGCATTAGCCATAGAAAAGGCTGCTCTCGGAGCAACCCTCGCTAAGTATTCTTTTGTAGCTTCAGCTATCTCTTCTTTTAAAGAACGAATAACTTCAGTAGTCGCTGAACCATCTGAATATCCTGCTATCTGTTTAGCTACAGTTACATCACCGCTTGCTTCATCAAATAGTACATCTAAAAACTTCTGTTGTTTTTCAGTAAGATTTCTCTTGGTCATTTTTTATCTGAGCCTTTCATGTACTTAACTTTTTCTTCTGTGTGAAGCCGTTTTTTTAGCGACACTTTTAGGTTGAGGTACATGCTGCTTACCTTGAGCTTTACCTTTTCGCTTAGCTTTCGTAGTCGCTGCATACTCAGAAGAAGAGAGACTTTTAATAGCTGAAGTGGGAAGATAACGCTCACCAGTAGCACTCTTACCCTGTGTAGAAGGTTTTCCACTTTTTGTTCTCCACTTTTGTTTGCCCCAATCTTTAAGGCTTTTTTGACTTTTTGCGAGTGCCATTCTTTATCATGCCCCCTTTATTGTTACCTTTTAACTTTTTAAAATCTGCACCAGTTATTTTATCTTTAGGTGGAGCAACTTTAGCTATCTTTTTTTGTTTACTTGATAAAGGCATTTATTTACTTCCTTTTGCTTTTTTCTGTGCAG